CCACTACTACCTGCCATTGTTGTTGGTAATTTCCCATCCCAAGCCTGTGCTTTCAAATACTCAATATACATTGGAGTAATCTGATTTTGTTTAATCTTGATTGCTTGTGCCGCAGCATAAGCATTAATGATCATTTCCGCAGAGTCAGCTCGAGCCACCGCAACTTTACGTTTACCTTCAGCAATTGCAGTTAACGCTTGTTGTTCAGAAGCCTCAGCTTGTTGGATCGCCTTTGTTTTAGCAATAATAGATTCCTGTAACGCTTCAGGTGGTGTGATGTTGGTACGTAATTGTGATACGTTAAACCATTTAGATAACCTCACATTACACTCAGCAACGATTGATGCTTCAAATGCTTGTCTGTGTCCAAAGATACTATCAACTTCCCAAGTGTTAGCCACGTCATTCACGGCTCCGATGATCGCGTTTTTCAACCATCCTTGTTCAACTTGTTTTACATCCAATCGTAAATTCACGAACATATCTCCAATATTTGCCTCTTTCAAAGAGTAGTTAAATGTTGGTTTAATAGTTGCTGGGAATCCACCTTTTGTAATTACTTGTTGGTCATCATACTCAATGTGTTGTTGGAACGTAGGAAACTCTAACATTTGTTCTGTCCAAGTATTATAAACCACCCATCCTGTTTTGTACTGGTAGTTTGTTACCCCACGTTGAGATCCAACCAAACTAACTTTTAATCCTTTGTACCCACTATCCACTTTCTCAAGGGCAAATGGTTGGATCATTGATAAAATTAAACTGAACACAAAAACCCCGATAGGTTTGATTAACCAACTTGTTTGAAATGTTTCTCTGTTGTCTCCCCATCGGTCTGCTTCAACTTTAAACATAGTTCCTCGTGTTTTTAATGCAATGAGGATTGCCGCAATTAAACCTGTAATAAAAATTAATGTACTAATCATTTTCTTCTTCTTTTTTTATAATATTATAAACTAAATTAATTATTAGCTTTAATGTGAAAACCGTGTAAGCTAAAGCTACTAATACCGCCACGATTTGGATTACTGAATTTATTTCTCTGTTTATAACATATTCAAAAAATGTGTTTATAACTATCAAATAAATCATTGTTAGTATGATGACTCCCCATGTTCCTAACCTTTCTACTTTAAACATCTACTTCATTTATCTTTTATTGTATTACGTAATTCAAAATATACAAAACTATTGCGACAGTTCCAAGTAAACCAACCAATATTATTTCTAAATCTTTCTCTTTCATTTTTTACCTCCATTAATTCTTTTTTTAAGTTCAGTACTTGAGAAATTGTGTTTTCTTTCGTTGTAGTATAGTACAATACTTCTATCTAAACATATTTGTTTTGCGGTAAAATCCTTACCCTTATAATCTTCACCAATGATTCTCACATCTAATTTTAATGTCTTGAAAATGTCTTCTAAATCTTTTTCAGTTTCATACGGTATGATCTCGTCAACGAATTTACAACCTTTTAATTGAACATATCTTTCAACTACTGATTGTATTGGTTTATTCTTTTCAGGTCTATCAATTGTTGGATCTGTTTGTAATGCGATAATTAAATAATCACATTGTGTTTTTGCCTCTTCTAACATTTTTACGTGTCCTGCATGAAATAAATCAAAGCAAGAACAAGTTATTCCTATTTTCATTTCTTGTGTTCTTTTAAAATATATGGTGGTTTAATTCTTACTTCAGAACCATCACTATTGAAGTAATATATTGTGTCTCCGTCAAAACTAATTGTGTCGGTAAACCATATTGCATCGTGCATTGGGTTTGGTCCTGATGTTGGTACGTATACTTTACCATGAATTTCGTATTTATATTCTTTATATGTACAGGCAGTTAAGACCAATAACATAATTAAAATTAATTTTCTCATAAATTTTCTTCTTTGATTTTTTCGTGTTTCTCTTTGAACTTATTGATTAACTCAACTAACTCATCAATTGAATCAAAAGCCCATCTTTCTGTTTCAATGACGTAGAAATCCCCACCTCCACCATTATCGGTTTTGATTGTTAAGAACTGATCTTCAGTAGAATTACAATCCGCATCTTGAGCAAATGTTACTTTAAATTCCTGACTTAATATTTCGGCCTTTTTTATCATATCTTATTTTTTATCAAAGATATGAAATTTAAACGGATAAATAAATTATTTTTCGGATTTTATTTTTGCCACAACCATATGAATGGTTAATAAAACAAATGTTAATAACATTGATGTGATTTGTATAATACTTTCTAATTTTTGCATAATAGATGTTTATACAAATTTGATGCCACCATTAACCATTTCAACTTCACACACACCTTCGTCTACCGATAATATTTTATCAATATCTTCCGGAGTTAAATTCAATCTCTCAGGTTTAGTATGGATCTTAAAACTTCTAGTTAAAGTTAATTTAGGATCCTTAATCAAATTTAATACGATCTCGTTCTCACATTTAACAATCATTGGGTATTGTCCGTTCACGGTTACAATTGCCTCATCTCCAACAAATATCTCTTCAGTTGATCCAAGATATGGTTTTTCATCAATTACAAATAATTTTACTCTAGTCATTTTTCTTTCTGTTATATATATGATTATGATTCCAATTACCACATTGATCACAAGGTTGGTAGTCCATTGAATTTTCAACGTCATACTCAAACTCATCACCTTTATCTATAATCATTTGGGCAATTTCACCCCAATCATTCATACTTAATTTATTTTTTATTACTTTTAAATAATCAATCATTTTATCCTGTAGATCACTAACATACTCAGGAGTTCTTTTTTCATATTCGTGAGTAAATAAAGATTCATCATCTATCTCTACATCAACACCAAAACAATTCTCACTCAACGTTATCTTATTCATATTCTTAAATTATTCTTATAATTCATATCCATAATATAATTCTTTAAATTTTTAACTAAAGATTCGGCATCAGATTTCTCATACATATCAGGATATCTTTCAGACATTTTATTCGTTTCTTCCATATCACGACAACTTGTTAGTATGTCAGATAACATGGTTTTTAACATATGTTCCTTATCGTATGAATCTTCAATCTTTCTTTGAAGTACCATTTCCTCAAGTTCTCTTGTATAATCAACAAGTTCCTGAACTTCAGGTTCATCCATCAGATGTTTATTATTTTTGAATATTTGATTTATGTTCTTCATAGTGTTTATCACATAATGTTGTGTACCAACCTATATTTGTTCTTAATTCTCCCTTTTCTCCACAGGTCTCACAAGTTTCATAACTTAGTTTCTCCGCAACCCCTATTCTTTTATGTACCCCATCTGAAGCACCATTAATATAAAATCTTAATCCACCAAACTTTTCTTTAACCTGACAAGTTTGTTTGTCCCAACCTAACTCTATTAGATCACTTATTAGATCCTTAATTAACGGATACCACCCAACACCAACACTAAAGAACCCAGACCCCTTAATAGGTGGTCTATCTGAATAATATCCATTCTCAAGACCACCTATCGATTCCAAAAACTTATCCATTTCTTCTTTATTCATCTTTCAAAAATTTAATAATCTTTTCTTTAACCCCACATTGTTTAAGTCCCTCATTAGACTTTGGAGTTAAAACGAAATTACTAATTGCCCAATCATCTTTCCAAGGTTCGCCATTCTTACCCATATCAAGGTCATCAACTGAAACCCAGTGAGTAACCTCAGGATGATCGTGTAGGTATTGTTGAATCTCAACGGTTCGTGTTTGTTCTAACTCCCATCGTGGTGACCATATAAATAAATCACTATGTGCAGTACAATTCTGAATGTTTGGCGTTAACGCAATTGGTCGTTTAGTAATACCTTGACTTTCGTAGTAATCACCAAGTTCTTCAAGTGTAGCGTGTAGTTTCCAATCTGAACTTACAACAATTTCACATCCTGTTTCTTCAACAATCTCATTTAATAACTTGATAGCCTTCTTATCAAAATCATCAAAACGATATTCAACAGGTGCTTCCTTCACATTTGGTGATGAATCAGGATTTGCTGAACGGTATTTTGCCCATTTTTTCTTTCGTCCGCCCCAATTATTAGAGAGACAAATTACACCATCGTTATCTAAAAATAATACTTTCATTTTTTTTATGTTATTGATCCAACCACATTATATTCTTCTTTAAACCATTCCTCCATAATATTATACAACTCACTTAATATTTCAGGATCGTTGTCATTAATATTAAATGTTCCAATTAATGGTTTCACCATTTTTATCCAATTAAGAAATATTATTTCTTCTTTAGGTTGGAACTCAAAATATACTTCACCCTCTTTATGATAACAAAGATTTTTTGGGCTACACACTAAATCACTGTAATGAGTATCCAAAAAATTTTTTATAACTATTTTTTTATTCTTTCCTATCATTTAAGAATTTATTAAAAGGGTGGTCCTTATCTTTATTGACTTTCCTAATAAAAGCCGAGACCATTATTATCAGTAAAAAAAGTATAAGTCCTACCATAGTACAAAAATAGTAAATTAATTTTAAATAAAAAACCCCATCTGTTGAAAATGGGGTTAATTTTTAAAACTTATATCTAACCGATAGTGAAACCGTTTGACCAAAAGTAATCTCTTGCCACCTATTATCTTCTGTGTCATATTTTTGATTACCATTTAGGTCTTGAAAGTATATAAGTTTTTGTGCTAATATATCTTTTATGTTTAATTTTAATTCAAACTTTTTATAAGTTTTTGATAGTTGGAGGTCAATAACATTTCTACCGTTTTCCCAAACACTAGGTTCTTGTTGATTACCAACAATATATATTCTAGGTCCAATAACATTATATGATAATGTCATATTAAAATCTTCTTTTTTATTCGTGTAAAATAACCCTGAATTAATGATGTATGGTGATTGACCTTGTAATGGTCTGTTACCCCCCGCACCTATAACCTCATCCATGTTAACCACAGATTTTATTAAAGATACATTACTATAAAGTGTAAGTTGATCCCATAACTTATGATTTTCAACTTTAGATAAAAACCCTAATTTAAATCTAAATTCTAACTCACCACCAAAACTTTGTGATCTATCTATGTTTGAAAAGTATAACTCAGGTGCTCCTGATGTTCCAGTCCTATTTATAGTTTCAATAGGATTATCAAAGTTTTTGTAAAATCCTGACAAACTTATAATCTGACCACTACCAGGATAAACTTCATATCTAATATCACAATTAGTTATCTTAGTTCTTTTTAAGTATGGATTACCTGATGTAATATTATCTAATATAAAGTTATAGAAGTTAAATGGAGCCAACTCCCTAAACTCAGGTCTTGATACCGTTTGACTAATACTTCCTCTTAACTTCATTTTTTTATTGAAGTTATAAATTATATTAACCGAAGGTAATAAATCAATCACAGTGGTATCAATGTTTCTATTTAGGTTACTCCCAAATTCAATGTAGTTAAAGTTTTGATTGTAAGATTCTAATCTAACTCCACCCGTAAATCTCCACTTATCTAATTTGTAATCAACCATAGTGTAGAAAGAGTTTAATAATGAATTCGCATTATAACTATCATCCACTTTGGTTGCTTCATCTAATTTAAAACCACCCTGACCATTACTCAAAAGACCCATATTCTCAATAGAAAATATTTGATCCATAGGTAATAAAAGTAAGTTACTATTAAAGGTACTACCGTTTGGTTTATATTGTGAAAACCCAAAGTTTCTTGATTGAAAGTCTTTCATTCTAAATTGATTCCATCCACCGATTTTAATTGAATTAACCTCTTTAAATGGAATTGTTAGATCATATCTAGCGCTTATAATTTTTTCATCTGATTCGGACCAAAACATATTACCGGCTGCCGTTGGTATGGTACCATTCTGTTGAACCACGGCAACATATTGTTCTGTTGGATCATCCTCATTTAAAGAGTATTTTCTATAAACTACTCTCCTTAGGTTTGGTATGTCTCTTTTAACATTACTATAACCAACACTCCAATTAAATTTATTTTCTTTTATCGTGTGGATCCCAAGTAATTGATTAGTTAAAAAGTTATTTTGAGTATACCAAAAATTTGTAGACTTTTCCCATTGTCTTGGATCACTATCCAATTCTCTTACACCATTTCTAACGTTAACCTTATCTTCAGAATTTACGGAATAAATGTTCTTAAACTTGATGGTGTTGTTTTCATTAATCTTATAAACCAAATTTAACATACCACTATTCAAAACACTCTGAGTAAAGACAGAATCATTTAGTTCCATTTTCTTAACCACACCTGTCGCTTGTTCCTCAAACTCTCTTCTAACAATATTATTATAGTTGAAGTTGTTTTGGTAGTTATATGTTAAAATGAAACTTAACGTTTGTTTCTTTTTTAATTTAATGTTTCTACTTAATGTATATTGAATAGATGGGTTAGGTAACGCAAGTCTATCTTTAGTTGACCAAGTAAAATCCATTAGTTTTGCAACCTCAGACCTTTCTTGTTTTGATAAGTTTTGGAAATCAATAGTTCCGTTAATATTTGGTAACCC